CGGGCTGACACGCCGCTCATGCGCGGGCGAGACTTCCGTGGTTTCATCCTCGATCACGAGGCCTCCGGCAAAGGTGGGCGCGGCAATGGCGAAGATCAGTGCGGTGGTGAGAAGTTTCATGGTGTGGTTTCCTTGGTTGGGGTTAAACGCCAAGCGCGTCTTGCGTGGCGGCGGTGAAGTCGAAGTCGGAACCGTAGGTTTCAGCCCACCAAGCCGGTTGCGTGTGAATGCCTTTCCAGCCTTGGTGGTGGTCGTAGCAGAGCGGTATGGCCATGCGGTCGGGGGTCTTCTGCTGAGAAAACCGGCCCATGATGACGTGATGCGCCGCCGTGGGGGTGATCTGCACTTCGCCGAACGCCACACAGATGCAGCACGGCAACTCGCGGACACGGGCAAGGTATGCCGGGTCTTTCGCGGCCTTGGGGGCTTTCTGGCCAAGAGGCGGGCGGTTTGCGAGGTTCATGCCGCCCATTCCTTCGGGTCGGACCAGACGACACCCTTCTCTGCCCCGAAGGCGTAGATCAGTTCGATCAGGTCGGAAAACTCGCGCTTGCCCATTTGACTGGTGCGCTGGCCCAAGACGACGAAACCCCCGTCCAAGCCGGGAACCACCTTCGCCTTGCGCAGCGCGGCGGTGAACACGTCCTTCCATTCATGGTCGGACAGCTTGGCCCCATACCATTCGACTTGCCGGGACACGTCTTGCAGCATCGGCCAAAGCTTGTAATTTTGGTCGTCGGTGCGGGTGGCATCCTTGAACACCACTGCGCTACCCATTGGGGCTTGGGCTATCAGGCGGCGGGCGTATTCGCGCTGCGTGTCGCCAACGAGGATGACGGTGTGGCTCATCCCGCGCCCCCCATCACGGGCGGGAACGCGGCCCGGAATGTCGCTGCCAGCTTGGCGTCCAGCCGCAGCCGAAGGTCAGCGAGAACCGCCGCATCCGATGCCGAATGGTGCGCGTGCGTCTGTTCCTTCACCCATTCGGTGAGAGCGTGGTCAAAGCGGCGCTCGGTGTGGGTGCGGGTCATCAGAACGCCTCTTTTTCCATCCAGACGCGCAGCCCATCAGCGTTGGCGCATGCCTTGTGTTCCTTGCGCGCCCATTCGTTGATGAAGTCGGTGATGGCGTCCCGGTCGTTCTTGGCGATCCAGTTCAGCAGCGCCTTGTGATCCGTCACTTCGTATTTCGTGACGGTGCGCAGACCCTTCACGGTGTCCTTGCTGGCAGCCATAGCGGCCTGTTGCGCGGCCTCGGCTTCCTCCATCGCGGCAGCGGCGGCGCGGGTCTCTTCGATGTTGGAGGCGTCGGCCAGCCGTGCGGCTTCTTGCGCGGCGCGGGTCTTTTCCCAAGCCAAACGCTCAGCTTCCTTGCGGGCGGCTTCCTTCTCTGCGGCCAACTTCCGCTTGAAGTCGTCCAGTAGGGCAATGAGGCCCTTCGCCAAGCGGTCAAGGTCATCCTGGGTGGGCTTCCACCGCGCCACTTCGGTCTTCCACACTTCATGCAGGGGCTTGGTCGATGCGTCGCGAGCGTCGTCCACGGCCTTTCGCGCGGCCTTGATGCCCTTGAGTAGAACATCGGCGGCCTTCATCTGGCCTTCGGTTTCCACCTTTTGCCCATCAAGCCAAGACTCGGCTTCGCTGATCACGTCGCCGAATGGGGCGAGGGCTTCGTCAATGGGGTCAAAGCCGTTGTGGCCGATAGCGGCGGGGGCGTTCATTGCGCGGCCTCCGCTTCGGTGCCTTCCTTAGGCTCTTTCGGCGGGGCAATGCCGATGATCGGCTTGCAGGGGAATGACGGCTCGGGCTGGTCAAGGGCCGCCACATAGACAACCTTTGTTCCATCCTTTGTTTCAACAAGAACGGCCTCGCCAATTTCAGGCGCGCGCTCAAGATCGCAGGTGTAAGTGTAGGTGCGGCTATCGCCTTCGCGGAACTTCACGGAAACATACATGGCTTTCTCCTAGTATGGAATTTCGTCGTCGGGGATGGCGGGGGTCAGCGCAGTCTTGCGGGCATCCTTGGCCTTGATGACGCGGGCTTCGCCCTGAACGCTGCGGGGAAGGTCTTTCCAAATGGCGGAAAGTTGGTCGAGATTGTCAGCGTTGCCGATGCTTTCGCAGGCCACATCTATGGCGCTTGGGCCGCGCTGCACGGGGCGTTCATCAACCACAGGGGGCGACTTCGCAGCGGCGTTGCCATCGTCGTCTTCTGGAGCAATGCCTGCCATCGACATCAGGCCATAGCGGCGGGCGTAGGTGACGGCGGAACCGTAGCCCTGCATGTCATTCTTTCCGACGATCAGGGGCACTCGGCATTCAACGGTTTCCCCGCTGGTGTGGGCCAGTATCGTCTTGACGTAGCGCCCGGCCTCATCTTCGCCGGTCGGCTGCATGACGCAGATGCCGTGCTTGTTCAGCGCGCCCATGCAGGCTTGCATGACGCTGGCAAGGTCCGCATACTTGCTGCGGAAGGCGGGGTTTGCGCTATCCTTGAGCGCGGGCCCCATTTCCATCTGGGCGGCAGCGAGCGCGGCGAATATCGACTTGTGGTCGGCCTTGACTTCGGTGACGGCGTTCATTGTGTTTCCTTTCGGGTTTCAAGCGCGCAGGGCGAAGCGGCGGCACATATCGACGGTCCCGGTGGTCACGACAGCCACCCCGTTCCTGCAAGCAGCACCACGGCCAGCCCAGCTGCGCAGAACAGCGCTTCCGGCAACCGGCCCCGCATGGACACCAGAACGTCGCGGGACGTTTCCTGGCGGGGGCAATTCCGGGCGATGAACTCGCGCTTGTTGATGGCCGCGATGTGTTCATCAGCCCGCAGGTAGTGAACCCCGCCGTCGCCGTACGTCATGTAGAACCCGCAGACTTCGCGAAGCTGGGCGTCGGTATAGCCGCGCGGGTTGTCGATGATGCGCTTGCAGTCGGTGACGGCCTCTTCGCGTTCCTCGGCAATGTTGGCCTGCCGCTGGCGTTCCGTCAGGCGGGCGAATATCGTGGGGTCGGCAGGGAAGCTGTGAATGTGCGCGGTCATTCCGCAGCCTCCATCCGGCGCTCAGGTGCCCACCGTTCCGGCACAGACGCCGCCTCGATGCGGGCAACCTCGGTGGCCCCGAGCCAGTCGCACATCGCCTCGCGGTTCAGCTTGTGCTTGCCGAGAGAGACGGTTTCCAGCGTCAGGCTGGGAAGGTCGCCGTCATGCGATACCCGCGTTGAGAAGATGGCCGGGGCCGTGATGCAGCCGGTGCCGTCGTCAATGTCGATGTCGGTCTGGAAGTCGTGGTCGTACATGGCGTCTCTCCCTTACTCGGCCAACATAATGCGAAGCTGTTTCTCTTGGGCTGCCCTTGTGGCTGCCCCTGCGTCCGCTGCGGCCCATGCGGCCCGTGCGGCGGCCCGTGCGGCCCGTGCGGCGGTCCCTGCGGCGGTCCCTGCGGCGGCCCGTGCGGCGGCCCATGCGGCGGCCCCTGCGGCGACCCGTGCGGCGGCCTCTGCGGCGGCCCATGCGGCGGCCCCTGCGGCGGCCCGCTGTTCTTCCGTAGCATCGTCATCGCGGGCAACCGCAATGGCCTGCCGGGGTCGCATATCTTCGGGGCGTTCGGCTTCAAACAGATGTAGCACTTGCTCCGCGCACCACGCCCCGAAGTGACGGGCCAGCCTGTCGTCCGGCATGGCTTTGGAAAGAACCCAAAGAGCATCGTCCAGCCCTTTGCTGTCGAGAACAGTCAGCAGAGGCAGCGACTCGTCGTCAGCGGCGGTCTTGCCAAGATGGCCGAGAAGCTTGCGCCAACCACCTTCGCATGGATGCGCTGCCCGGATGGCGGCAAGGGTGGTGGTGGAAGCGTAGGCGGCGCTGATGGGGGCGATCAGGGTCATGGCGATCACGCCCCGAACATGGCGGCATAGCGCGCCTTGATTTCAGCGAACGCCTTGGCCGGGATGAACGACAGGCCGCGCCGTGCCTCATAGGCGGGGCAACGGAGGGCGGCGGTATACCAGTCGCGGTGGCCGACACACTCGGCAATGAAGTCTCTCAAGGAAGGTGCGTTGGTCATCTGTGTCGTCTCCATGCCATGTGGCTATGGGTAGAGAGTACACGGTGCGGCGGGGTTTGCAAGGCTAAACTTGCGTGACACGCAAAAAAGTATGGGCTTGACGCAAATGGGTCGTCGTGTAAGATGGGCGCATGGAAAAATCAGCCCGCACCCAGGTTTCCGAGTGGCTCAAGCAAAACCGCTACACACAGCGGGACTTCGCCGCCATCATCGGAATAGATGAAACCCATATGAGCCGCATCCTGAGCGACACGACAAAGGCAAAACCTGGCCGGATTCTGCGCAAGATGCTGGCGACGACCACGGGTTTGCCTGTAGCAGATGAAGGATCTTGGCTATGACCCCCGCCCTTGCCCACACCGCGCTTTCCTTCCTTGCCGTCTGCATAGGCGTTGGCCTGTGCCTGCTCATCTTCACTGGCCTTGCCGCGATGGGACATTTCTGGCGCATGAACGCCCGCCCGGATGATGAGGGCATTCCGCCCCGGCCTTGGCTCTACAGGGGAGATGGGGAATGAGCAAGCCGCCGGAAAGGCTGAACATCAGCAAGGCACTTGGTGGCCAATGGGTTGCCTTCGATGGCAACCACGGGTGGGACTTCATCCGCCTTGACATTCACGAAGCCGCCGTGGCCGCCGCCCGCGTGGATGGGATGCGGGAAGCTGCGAAGATTGCGCAGTCAATATTGAGCGCCAATGGCACTGCGCACTACATCCCAACCGCGATTTGCAGCGCATATGGTGGCAAGGTGTGCAACGTCTCGATGCGCATCACCGGCCCAACCAGCGACGGAGAGTATTGGCTACACCTGTCGGATTCTACTGATGAGGTGTGTGGAATAAATCTAGATTGCCCATTGGGCGCTGTGTCCAAACGCCTTTTGGACGCTGCCGTCGAGGCGTCCAAATGAACATCCGCCCCACCATTCTTCCGGCCCGCGTGTCCCTGCCGCCGTTCTGGCGCGGGGTGTGCTGCGGCTTGGCTGTGTTCGGGATTCTCGACTTCGTGGGGGTGCTATGACCCCCGCCCGCAAAGCCGCGCTGCAATGGTTCCATGATCGGGGCGAGACAGGCCTACGTGGTGAAACGGGCCAGCCGTCCTCCCGCATGATCAATATGCTGGTGGATGACATGTGTCTTAATCGTTTCCGCCCGCATTATGGCAGAGGTTCGCCGGTCTACAGCCTCACCGACAAGGGCCGCCGCGCGCTTCACGGTGACGCAGCATGACCCACACACCCACTGCCCAGCCGCGTGTCCCCCCTGGAGCGGCCAACCCCCTAGGCCTTCGGGCTTGGGGCTTTCATTCGCCGCACAACGCGGCTGATCCGAAACCCGACGGTATCGGGTGCCCCAGCGGCCCAACGGCGTTGGCTTCTGTCGATGCGAGGCGGCCTGCCTTGCAGCGCGCGGCAAGCGCATCCGGGACGCCCTTTGTGACGGACTGCCTGTCCAGTGCCACGGTGCGGCGTTGTCCCCGTGCCGTGGCGGACCGGGGTGTAAGATGAGCATCCCAGACTTCACATTCCGCAACCCGCAGCCCGCGCTGACCCGCGCCGAGATAGCCGCGAACGTGGCCGCGCTTCCTATGCCAGACGGCTGGACGCTGCAGGATGACGTGGCGTTGATGGAAGGGCTGTTTCGGCTCGTGGGCCTTCTGCGAATTGCCAACGATATAGGCAAGCCGTTCGACGCGGTGCAGAGCAGGTTCCTGCAAATTCGCGGTGCCGCGTCCTGCGGGCCTATTCCGTTCGGGTTGGACGCCCAGAAGCACCTGCTTGGCATCGTGCGGGAACGGGCCGGAACATGACAATCGAACGCGAACGCGAACTTCTGCGGCATGTGCCCACCCTTCGCTGCAAGGGGCAGATTGAGGGCTTTCGGGCGCAATTGCAAGCACAAGGCGAGACGGTGACGGGCGCGTTGATGGCGGCGTTGGTTGAACGCGAGAGGGCCTGTCGGTGACCCGCTGCCCCATAACCGCCCTAGCCATCAAACGTGAATGCCTTCTATCCGAGGCTCAGTCTCTACGCGATGCCAGAGACATGGAAGGCGCTGCGAAGGCAGAGGCGAAACTGCGGGCGGTGAACCGTGAAATTCTGATGCGAGGGAAACGGTGATAACCCTGACACTACCAATACCGCCGAGCGTGAACGGGCTTTGGGTCCGCACCAATGGCGGTGTGTTGAAGTCTGCCCAATATAACGCATGGCTGCAAGAGGCCGGGTGGCGCATCAACGAACAGCGCAAGGGCCAGAAATGGCTACCCGGCGGCATCTGGTATTGGACTGACATTCGCCTTCCCCATTCGCACCTTGGCGACAGCGACAACCGCATCAAGGCTGTGCACGACCTGCTTCACAGCATGGGCGTCACCCCAGACGACAAGTGGCTCCTAGGCGGTACCTACATGCGCTGCCACAGCGTCGATCCTGGCACCATCGTTGTGTCCGCAAAGCCCGTTCCCGGCGGCCAAATGAACGACTGGGAGCAGATACGGCTCATAGCAGAACAGATGATAACCAGCGCCCCCAAAACCGTAGGTGCAGCACGATGACCCGCGCAACCCTTCCAAACGCCCGCAGCAATGTAACCAGAACCGTCCATTGGGATGGCCACGAGTTCACAGTCACCATCGGCTTGGACCCCGACACATGGCAGCCCGCCGAGGTCTTCTGCGACACCAAGAAGGGCGGCCAGATGCACGTCACCATCGCCGACGCCTGCGTCTGGGCCAGCATCGCCATGCAGAACGGCGTCACCCCGGCAGAACTGGCGAAGTCGCTGGGCGATGTTCCTGTGCCTGGTGCGCCCAAGGGAACGACAGGGCCAGCAAGCCCGCTCGGGGCCATTGTCGCGGCTATCATGGCCGAGGTGCGCCCATGACGTGCCCTTGCTGCGGTGCCACAACCATTGTTCCGGCGTGGGAATACGCACTGGACAAACTCAGCCCTATCGAGCGCCGAGCTGCAAGGCTGGTGGCCGCAATGCCGGGCCTGACACGTCGCGGGCTGGCTCATGAACTCTACAGCCAGAACCTGGACGGCGGCCCCGACGACGCAGAGAAGTGCATATCCGTCATTGTGAGCAGGGCCAACCGGAAGCTCGTGCCACTAGGCTTCGCGGTGCGGGCTATGGGATGGGACGGATACCGCGTCGTGAAGGTGGCCGCATGAACCGCCACGTCAAAGACCACCTTCCCACCTTCCGTACATGCAGCCACCCCGGCTGCACAATCCGCATGTCAAAGCGCCACAACACCTATGACGCGGGCCTGTGCAAGCACCACGGCGGAATCCGCAGAGGCAAGGCCACGGCGAGCGCGTTCGTGCCGCCACCCCCGGAGCCAGAGCGCCCCGGCGTTCGCGTCGTGGACGTGGTGCGGGCTGCCTACAGCGGCAGCGGATCGGAAGGTGGGGTTATGCGGGTGAGCCTCGCAAAAGAACCGTGGGACTTAGCTGTGGATAAGTCTGTTGACGGCGGAAAAGCCTTGCAGATCAACGCCAAGAAAGACAAATTGAACGGGCCGGAAGAGTGCTTCCAACACCCGACCGGCCCTGACCACGCGCGACCTGTCAGAGGAGATCGCACACATGGCTGACACCAGTCAGTATACCGATTCTGCGCAGCCTGAAAAGCCGGAACATCCACCCCTCACCGCAGAGCGAGTAAGGGCGGTTTTAAAGTATGACGCCGAGTCTGGAGCCTTTTCGTGGCTCTCAGGCAGAGGAATGTCGTCACCAGGACGGGCAGCGGGCAGCGTAAACGGGCGTGGCTATGTGGCGATTCAGGTTGATGGTCGCTGTTATCTCGCCCACAGGCTAGCGTGGCTGCACGTGCACTCAGCCTGGCCCAGCGGGGTAATAGACCATGTGAACGGGAAGACTGAAGACAACAGGTTAGAAAACCTGCGCGACACTTCGCTCTCGGAAAACCTGCGGAACCGCAAAAACGTAAAAGGCATGTCGCTTAAAGGCCGCAGCTGGAGAGTTTGGGCCGCTGGCAATTATGCCGGAAGTTCTGTGTGTTTTGGCCGGGCCGCAAAAATTCGCAAGGTTGCATACGAAAATCTGGGCTATGGGCCGCAGTCCTTTAGCACCTGGAAGCCTATTGGCGACCTTGCGCGCCGCCTTGTCGAAAAGGCGGTGGCCCGTGAATGAGATAACCCAACTTCGGCCCGACACCATGCCCCTGTCCGTCGAGGCAGAGCAGCAGGTGCTTGGCGAAATGCTTCTGACCAACTGCGAAGGCGCGGGATACAACGCCGCTCTTCGCGCGGGTGGTGCTGCGCTGTTCTTTGACCCGGTTCACCAGAGACTATTCGACGCCTGCCACAAGAAGGCCATGCAGGGCTTCCTCGTCTCGCCCGTGACCGTCGCGGACGTGACGCGGGATGACGCTGGGCTGAAGGAACTCGGCGGCGGGGCCTACCTTGTTCGCATGGCCGCAACGGTGATGGGCAGCGGGGCTTCCTACGTCGCCATGCTTGCCGACCTGAAGCGCAAGCGTGAACTCATCCAGTCGATGAACGAAGCACAGGCTGCCATAGCCCAGGGCGAGGATGCGGACGTGATAACCGCCCGCCTTGAAGCCTCGCTGATAAGTGCTGACCCGGTAGGGACTTCCCGCCCCGTGTCCCTTGCGCAGGCTCTATCCGGGGCAACGGACCTCATAGCGGCGGCGTATCAGGGCAATGACGTGGGCAGGCTGAGAAGCGGACTTGGCGCGATGGATAGCATCGTTCCCGGCTTCTACCCCGGCGAACTCATCCTCTTGGGCGGCAGGCCATCAATGGGCAAGTCTGCAGTGGCATCCTGCATCGCCACCAGAGCCGCAAAGAATGGCAAGGGCGTCTGCATCGCCAGCCTTGAAATGACGCCGGAAAGCATGGCGATGCGCATTGTCTCTGAAGCCACAGCCGACAACGGGAAGGGCATCAGCTATGCCGCCATGCGCAAGGGCGAAATTACCGAGGATCAGATGCGCGCCGTCATCCAGACGGTGAACGACACCAGCGCCCTGCCTATCGAGTTTCTGCCCCCATCCTATCGCGATATCGGGGCGATCTACGCCGGGGTAAAGCAGGTGCAGCGTCGCCTGAACGGCAACCTCGGCCTCGTCATTGTGGATTACCTCGGCCTCATCAAAGGCGAAGGAAAGAGCCGCTACGAGGAAATTACCAACATCAGCATCGCACTCAAGGGGCTGGCCTTGCAACTCAAGGTGCCAGTCCTGGCCCTGTCACAGCTTTCCAGAGCAGTTGAAAGCCGGGACGACAAGCGCCCCCAACTGTCAGACTTGCGCGAGTCCGGGCAGTTGGAACAGGACGCGGACACGGTGCTGTTCTGTTACCGGGACGAATACTACCTGGAACGGGATAAGCCTGACCCCAATGACATGGAACTCTATGCCAAGTGGCTGGAAGTCCGCGACCGCGCCAGAAACCGGCTTGAAGTCATCATCGCAAAGCAACGGCAGGGCGAGATTGGCACGGCCCACATGATGTTCAACCCCGCCCTGAACGTGATCTGGGATGAAGGCGCGAGGTTTGGCCGGTGAGCGTTCGCATAATGACAATGGTATGGGACGGCGGTCCGTCCGACCCGACCGACAGGTTCGTCCTGCTTGCGATGGCCGATATGGCCGATGATGACGGCAAGTGCTGGCCTTCTGTGGCGCGCATAGCGCAGCGATGCTGCATGTCTGAACGCAACGCACGGCGGATTATTCGCAAGCTGGAATTAGCCGGATGGGTGCTGACACAAGTGCAACCGGGGCGCAACCAGACCAACCGGTATCAGATCACAAAACCGGACATAGCTGTGTCCGCCCGGACAGATTGTCCGCCCGGACAAATGGAGCACGAAAACCGGACAAATGAAGCACTAAAACCGGACATAGCTGTGTCCGCCCGGACAGATTGTCCGCCCGGACAAATGGAGCACGAAAACCGGACAAATGAAGCACTAAAACCGGACATAGCTGTGTCCGCCGAACCGTCAAGAACCGTAAAGAACCATCAGACTGATGCGCGAGTGCAGCGGTTTGACGAATTTTGGGAAGCCTATCCTCATCGCGGCGGAACCAAGAAGGGCCGGAAGCCAGCGTTCGAGAAATACCGGATCGCGGTGAAGCGCGGCATTCCCGAGCAAACCATCATCGACGGGGCCAAGCGTTCGGTTTCAGACCGAAGCGTTCGGGACGGTTTTGCCCGCGACCCCGCCACATGGCTTCACCAGGAAGGCTGGACGGACGAAGTGGCCCCGGCAGGCGCTTCACCACCACAAGGCGACACCGCGCGGGCTTCACAACTGGCCCGATACGAACGCATCGCACGGCAACAGGGGCAAGGGGCAGCATGACAAGCCACGCAGAACGCAAGCGCCGCAAAGGCAGGGCACGGGCCAAGGTATCTCTGCCCGGTTCCGAAGCCATCCCGCATTTTGTCAAGCGTGGGTCCAGCCGCTTTGACAGAAAGGCAGCCGAGAAGGAACTCGGCCCGCTGGACCGATTCGACGTGAAGGGCGAGACGGTGGCGCTGATGGTGTCGGAACTTGTCAGGGCTGAAGAGTGAGTTTGTCAGTATCTTGGCGATAGACCCGAAATGTCAGTTAGGTGGCGGTTGCTTTTGAAAGGCACCCCGTGCCACTACCCCCCAGCGCGGCAGGGCGGCAGCCCGTGGACATCCTCCCTTCCACAGCCGCGCGTCTTTCATCAGGAGGCCGTCAGGAGGAACGGGATGAGCTTAGCGGATTACAGATCATTCATCGCATCACGGGCCGGGGTCGTGAACAAAGGCGGCTTTGATCCGCACCCCATCAACCATGCAGCCAAGGCGCATCAGATCGCATGTCTGGAGTTTGCGTTGAACGCTGGAAAGTCTGCGGCGTTCCTCGACACTGGCCTGGGGAAGTCGTTCATTGAACTGGAGTTTGCGCGCCAATGTGCCGAAGAAACAGGCAAGCCTTCGTTAATCCTGACGCCCCTTGCAGTCGCTGGTCAGATGGTCAGAGAGGGGCAGAAGTTTGGCATTGACGCGCGACAGATCAGGGAACAGTCGGAAGTTGGGGCCGGGATTATGGTGGCCAACTATGAGCGGATGGCCAAACTGGACCCGTCCACATTTGGCGCGATCATCCTCGACGAAAGCAGCATCCTGAAAAGCTACGCCAGCAAAACGCGGGTCATGCTGGAAGATGCGTTCCGGGACACGCCTTACAAGCTTGCCGCAACTGCGACCCCATCACCGAACGATCACACGGAGCTGGGCAACCATGCCGAGTTTTTGGGCATCATGCGGCAACAGGAAATGCTGTCAAAGTGGTTTATCAATGACACATCCACCGCTTCGCAGGAGTGGCGACTGAAAGGCCATGCGGCGGGCGACTTCTGGGGGTTCGTGGCGTCGTGGTCCAGATGCGCTACTCTGCCATCTGATCTTGGCGGGGATGATACGGGATATATCCTGCCCGACATTGACCGGCAGGTTCACACGGTCGCGGCTGACCGGATGGAGAACATCGCCGAAGGCATGTTGTTCCGTATCCCAGAAATGAGCGCCACCAGCTTTCACGAGGAAAAGCGGTTGACGCTTCGGCATAGGTGCGAACTGGCGGCGGAACTGGCAACGCATGACAGGCCTGTCACGGTCTGGTGCGAGACGAACGAGGAAAGCGCCATGCTGGCCAAGATGATCCCCGGCGCGGTCGAAGTGCATGGGTCATTGGACCCCGACGAAAAGGAGCGGCGGCTTCTCGGCTTTGCCGATGGCCTGCATCGGGCGATCGTGACCAAGCCGAAGCTGGCCGGGTTCGGTGTCAACTGGCAGCACTGCGCCCATGCCGTCTTTGCCTCGATCAGCTTTTCGTATGAACAGCACTATCAGGCCGTGCGCCGTTCTCATCGGTTCGGCCAAGCTGAGACCGTCCGCAATGACATCGTGATCGCCGATACCGAGGCCAGCATCTGGGACGTGATCAACGGCAAGTCCAAGAAGCACGACGAAATGAAGCGTCGCATGGCTGCGGCGATGAAGGAAGCCCAATCGAACGTCAACCGCCGCGTCAAGTATGAGCGTCCCTTGGACCTCGCTTTCCCGGCATGGATCAGGAGCGAAAAATGAAGCAGCCAGAATACCAAGGCGCAGGATGGGCAATCCATAATTCGGATTGCATTGAGGGCATGCATGCCATGCCGGAACACTCGATTGACCTAAGCATCTTCTCTCCGCCTTTTGGGGATTTGTTCGTTTACAGCGACAGCGAACGCGACCTTGGAAACGCCGGAACCGGCGATGCGTTCATCAACCAATACTCGTTCTTTGCCGAAGCCCTGACGCGGGTGATGAAGCCGGGCCGGATGGTCTGCGTTCACTGCACCGATCTTCCGAGCCGCAAGGGCCGGGATGGTTTCATCGGATTGCAGGACTTCTCCGGGGATCTGATCAAGGCACACACGGCGGCTGGAATGATTTACCACGGGCGCGTGACCATCTGGAAAGACCCCGTAGTCGAGATGCAGCGGACCAAGGCGCTTGGCTTGCTCTACAAGCAAATCCGCAAGGACAGCACGATGAACCGGGTCGGGATGCCGGACTACATGCTATTCTTCCGCGCCCCAGGTGAAAACCCCGATCGGGTGGAACACTGCGCCCCCGGAGATACGAAAGAGCGCGTTAAGATCGCCCGCAAGTGGCTTCACGAAATGCACCGATCCGGGTTGGCATCCGAAACCCCGACAGATGCCCAGATCGAAGCCCTTTTGCCCCATGTCGAGTTTGACGTGTATGAGTGGCAGAAGCTGGCATCCCCGGTCTGGATGAATATCCAGCAAGGCAACGTCCTGAACCGGATGAAGGGCGACGGCGACGAAAAGCACGTTTGCCCGTTGCAACTGGACACCATCGAAAACTGCCTGCGGCTCTACAGCAAGCCGGGCGATGTGGTTATGGACCCGTTCAATGGCATCGGCAGCACGGGATATCAGGCAGTCAAAGGGTTTCGCCGGTATCTTGGGTTTGAGTTGAAACCGGAATATGCCAAGCAGGCCAACAAGAATCTGATGGAAGCCGAAGCCTCGGTTGGCGATCTTTTTGCAGGTGCAGCATGACCCTCGAACCCGCACACTGCCACACCGTCGCAATCCGGCCATGCCTGCCGCCAAAGACCACACGCACCCTCGCGGACTACCAGGCCCCCATCATCGCAAAGTATGGCTACCTGCCATCATGGCCGGAACTGGCAAAGCACGAGGGGCCACGCATCTATGTCCGGTATGACTACACGCCGCCAAGCGATCTGGTCGGACGTGAGGCAGCCATCGCCGCAATCATCGCAAAGGGCGAGGCAACCCGCGCCAGCATTCTCGGCACACTGACAAAGCCCATGACCTGCCCCGACGTGGCAAACGCCTTGGGCAGAACGCGGCGGCTGATCAACAGGCACCTCGTCTTGCTTGCCAAGGCCGGGAAGATCACGGGCCAGAACGTCAAGGGCTTGAAGGTCTGGGAACGCATATCGGAGGCGGCGGAATGAGCCTACTCCTTGCCTACGCCGCCCGCGAACTGGACGTGCAGGAAGAAGCCGAATCCCTCGGCATAACCTGCTACGTCCCGCGCAAGGTGGACATGATCCGGCAGGGCAAGCGTCGCCGCCCCGATCCCGTCATAACCGCAGCTTGGCCGCGCTACATCTTCGCCGAAGTCACCCTAGAGCAATGGCACTGGCTCAAGGACATCAAGGGCTTTCGCAGCGTCACCTGGGTGCCCGAAAAGGAAGCCGTCAAGGTGCGCAGGCAGGCCAATGCCATAGAACGCGCCTTCGCCCAAAGGATGGCCCAGATCGAAGCAGGCGAACGCGTGGCGGAGTATGTGCCCGGCGACCTCATGCAGATCGTGTCAGGCGAATTCGCCGGGCAGGTCGCAGCGTTTACGCGAATGGTCGAGCGTGCGGACGAACTGTTTCCGAGAATCAAGGCCGAGATGGAAATGTTTAGGCGGGCGGTGAAGGTGGATCTTGATCCGCTTGATGTTCGGAAAGCGGGGTGAAATGGGCGTACCGTATGAAATCCGGCAATCATCGAAAGCAGACCGCAATGCATTCGCCACGTGGCTCGAAAGGCAGCGCAAGATCAGCGACGATAGCATTCCTCCGGCTGTGCGCTGCGATGGCTGCGGGGCTTATCATGCCGATGACGAATGGTGTGAATACTGCGGAAAGGGAAAACCAAGCGTCCCAATTGTGCGACGCCGCTTGACCAACACAAAATGATGCGGTAACTTCCGGTTACTTGCTGCACCAGCCCTTGCGGCGGTCAGCGCAGCGGCCCCGGCTGAAATAGCGCCGGGCGCGAAGTCCTAGCCATTCCCGATCAACAACAGGGGCCGCGCCACAAGCGCGGATGTAGCCATGGCCAAGAAGCGCAAGGGCGGAAAGAAGTGCTGACATGGCCGCGCGTCTGAACGGGGCACATCAGGCTGATATCCGGGAGAAGATCAAAACCAGTCAGCTCATAAACCGCTTGCAGGACTTTGTCTTAAACGGCAAGGACCCAAAGACGGGTAAGCCGGTCGAGATTGATGCAGCCCGGCTCAAGGCAATTGAAATCTTGCTGCGCAAGTCGCTTCCGGACCTGTCTGCGGTGACGCATTCCGGCGATCCGGATAACCCATTGACTACAATCAGCAAGATCGAACTGGTCGCAGGCGGCAAGTGACAACCGTCCGGCTGGAGATACCGGAAAAGCTGATCGCGCTATTCGAGGGCGAAGCAGACGTAAGGGCCGCAGACGGCGGGCGCGGATCGGCCAAGACGCGGACCTTCGCCAAGATGACTGCGGTTCGCGCGCTGATGTGGGATGCGGCGGGCAGATCGGGGCAAATCCTATGCGGTCGCCAGTTCATGAACTCCCTAGCGGATTCATCGCTTGAGGAAATCAAGGCAGCCATCCGGTCAGAGCCGTGGTTGCTGGCCGCATTCGAGATTGGCGAAAAGTACGTCAAGACCAAGAGCGGGCGCATCTACTACACCTTCACCGGCCTGGATCGAAACATCGCCAGCGTGAAGTCAAAGGCCCGCATCCTGCTATGCTGGGTGGACGAAGCCGAGCCGGTGACAGACGAAGCCTGGACAACGCTGATCCCGACATTGCGCGAGGAAGACAGCGAGTTGTGGGTGACGTGGAACGGCAAGCGCAAGAGCGCGCCCGTTGAGAAGCGGTTCAAGGATTCGACCGACCCGAGGGTCAAATACGTTCGGGTGAACTGGCGCGACAACCCTTGGTTTCCGGACATTCTGGAGCGCGTGAGGCAGCGCGATCTGAGAGAACGCCCCGACCAGTACGCGCACATCTGGGAAGGCGAACACGTCACCGTGGTTGAAGGCGCTTACTACGCTCAGGCGCTCATTGCGGCAAAGGCGGAAGGCCGCATCGGCAAGGTTGCCGCCGATCCGCTGATGGTCACACGGGCCATCTGGGATATCGGCGGAACGGGGGCAAAGGCAGATGCCTGCGCCATCTGGATTGCACAGTTCATCGGGCGTGAAATCCGCTGGCTGGACTATTACGAAGCGCAGGGCCAGCCGCTTTCGACGCATATCGAATGGCTCAGGGACAACAAGTACGGCAAAGCGCTCTGCATCCTTCCGCACGACGGCGCAACCAATGACCGCGTGCATGATGTCAGCTTTGAAAGCGCCCTGCGGGATGCCGGATTTGACGTTGAGGTGATCGCCAACCAGGGCGCAGGCGCAGCAATGAAGCGGGTCGAGGCCGCAAGGCGTCTGTTCCCGATCATGTGGTTTGACGAGAAGTGCCAGCCCGGCATTGACGCAATCGGCTGGTATCACGAGAAACGCGACGAAGAACGCGGCATCGGCCTTGGCCCTGAGCATGACTGGGCATCGCACGGTGCAGACGCATTCGGCCTTGGTGCCGTGGCCTATGAGGCCCCGAAGGTGCGGCAATCAGCCCCGCGCCGCAGATCAACAGGATGGGCCGCTTGATGGCTGACTTCGATCAACTCAAAGCCTGGGTGTCAGCCGACTGGCAGGCCGTGTCCAAGTGGCGCGAGGCCGCCGAAGGCGAGTACGCTTTCAAGGACGGCCACCAGTGGACCGAAGAGGAAAAGGCCAAGCTTGAGGAAAATTCCCGCGTGCCGGTGGTGTTCAACCGCGTGCAGGTCATCCTTGCCAGCGTGTCCGGCTCCGAGATCAACAACCGTACCGAAGTGCGCTTTATCCCGCGCGAAATCGGTGACGCAAAGCCCAATGAAATCCTGACCGCCGGGGCCGAGTGGTTTCGGGACGAGGCCAACGCGGAAGACGAGGAAAGCCAGGCATTCGAGGACACGCTGGTCTGCGGCATCGGCTGGACCGAAACGCTTCTGGACTACACCAGCGACAGCGACGGTGCGCCGCGCGTGGTGCGCATCGACCCGCTGGAAATGTGCTGGGATGCCCACGCCCATCGCAAGGGCTTGCAGGACGCCACACGGGCAGCACGGGTGCGGCAAATCCCGGTGTCGGAAGCCATCGACATGTTCCCGGATGCCGACGTTGCCACGATCAACGCGGACTGGATCAGCGCCGAAGTCACAGAGGGCGAAGAGCATAACAACCTGATCGGTGATCAGTACAAATCCGGACGCAAGGGTGATGGGCAGGATGATCCGGCCACCGTCACCGTCGTTCAGGTGCAATGGCGTGAACGCGTCCGGTCGGTCGAATACGTTGACCCGCAATCGGGCGAACGCAAGGAGATGCCCAAGGCGGATTGGGACAAGCTGGCGAAGGTGATGCCGGTTGACATCGCAATCCCCAACCGGCCCGTGACGCGGTATGTCTGGAAACAGGCGTTTCTGGGGCGTGACGGCATTCTTCTGGAAAACCAGCCCTGCAAGGACGGCTGCACCTTCAAGGCGATCACCGGCAACTATGACCGCAAGGAAAAGCGGTTCTACGGGCTTCTCAGGGTCATGATGGACCCGCAGAAGTACGCGAACAAATGGCTTTCGCAGACGCTGCACATCATCAACGCCAACGCCAAGGGCGGCGTGATGTACGAGGATGGCGCAGTCGAAGATGCCCGCGCATTCGAAGAGGGCTGGGCTGCGGCGGACAGCGCGACAAAGGTCAAGAACGGCGCATTGTCGGGCGGAAAGATCCAGCCCAAGCCGCAAGCGCAGATGCCCGCCGCGATGATGCAGTTGACGCAGTTCGCGATTGAGACAATTCGCGACACGTCCGGCGTCTCGCTTGAACTGATGGGTATGGCCGACCGGCAGCAGGCCGGGGTTCTGGAATACCAGCGCAAGCAGGCCAGCATGACGACGCTGGCAACCTATTTCGACAGCCTGCGTTTCTATCGGAAAATGCAGGGTGAGGTCATCCTGACGTTTCTGCGCGATCACATCGCCCCGACCGGGCGTCTGGTGCGGATCGTGAAGGAAGGATTGCAGCAATACGTGCCTTTGGCGACCGAAACCGGAACGCGCAAGTACGACGTGGTCGTGGACGACAGCCCCGCCGCGCCAAACGAGAAGGAACGCACCTGGGCAGTCATGGAACGGCTTATGCCGATCATGGAACAGGCGGGCATGGGCCTCGAAGATTGGGCCGATGTGCTGGATTACAGCCCGTTGCCGTCCAGCTTCTCCGAAAAACTGCGCGCCAAGGCGGCGGAACAGAAGAACAACCCGCAGGCCAACGTTCAAGAGCAGATGGCCGTGGCCGATGCACAGGCAAACGTGGCCAAGACGCAGTCCGAGACCGAAGAAAACAAGGCGCAGGCCATGCTCTACACTGTGCAGGCGCAGAAAGAAGCCATTACCCCGGTTCAACCCCCGGCAATGCCCAGAATGAACACTCCGCGCTTCGGCGCTTCGTAATCTCACACGCACGGAGAACCCATGTCTGAACAACTGACCGCTGACGAAAGCGCGGCAATGGCCGCAATGCAGGCCGATACCGCGCCCGTCGATGAAACCCCTGTTGCCGAGCTTGTCGCGCAGCCTGAGCCTGTCGCGCAGGTCGAAACGCCCGCTGCGGAGCCTGACAAGCCGCCTCCGGGCTATGTTCCGCAGGGCGCGCTGCACCAGGAGCGCGAGCGCCGCAAGGCCACGGAAGCGCAGTTCCAGACGCTGCAGCAGCAGCTTGCCGAATTGCAGGCCAAACTGAACCCGCCGCCGGAAATCGTCATTCCGGACCCGATCCTTGACCCAAAGGGCTTCCGGGAATTCCAGATCAAACAGATCACGGAACGGGCCGAGGAAAAAGCCGCCGCCGAACGCCAGGCGATGGAAGCGCAGCAGCAGCAGCTTGTCATGACGCGGCTCAATCAGGACGTGGCGACCTTCAAGGCCACGACTCCCGACTATGACAACGCATTCCAGCACGCGGTGAAGGCCCGGCAGCAGGAACTTGCGTTCTACGGAAACAGCCCGGAACAGATCGCTTCGCAGATGGAAGTGGACGTGCAGGCCATCGTGCAGCAGGCCTATTCGCAAGGGCGCAACCCGGCGGAACTGTTCTACGAATACGCCAAGATGCGGGGTTATAGCGCAGCACCAGTCGCAGCCCCTGTCGTCTCGCAGGCTGCGGTTCAGGTGCAGGCTTTGGCCGAAGCGCAGCGCCAGACGCAAAGCCTTTCCCCCGCTGGCGGCCCCGCCAACGATGGCGGAATGACCATCGAAACCTTGTCGAAGATGAGCGAGGCGGAATTGGCGAAGATGCCAAAGGCGCAGCGTGACGAGGTGATGCGAAAAGTGATGGGCGGCTGACGCCCGTCATACAGGGTTTGCGGCAACCACATGCCGCTTCGTCCGCGCGGACGTTAAGCGCGCCCCGCCCGGCTCCGGCGTCACGGTGAGCGATCCCCACTGACATCAACAACAGGAGCCAATCATGGCACAGACGACCTTTGGCGTCGGGCATCCCCTCGCCGTATCGGTCTGGTCCAAGAGCCTCGCGGCGGAAGCCTACCGCATGGCTTGGATCGGAAAATTCATCGGGGAAGGCGAAGACAGCCTG